CAAATTGCTAACACAATTCGTTGATAAAACCAGCTTTGAATCAGTTGACCGTATGCAATCAGAACAAGGGCGCGATCTTCTGAATTTGTCCAAACAGATCACAGCTCAGACCCTCGAATATAACAAGCTCACAGAATCTAACAAGATGTACGAGCGAATTCTCGGAAAGAGCGAGACGGACGCACCAGATAGGCTTTCAAGGCTTGTCATGAGTAGCCAGATATTCCAAACGGAAGTTGGGAAGTACTCAACAACGGGTGGACCAAATATGCTCCGAAATTCGCGAGCGGATGATGGCTTGAAATATTGGACTGAAGCTAATGGACGGTTGAACTTCACAGCCCACCAATTTTACCTCAACGGTCAAAAAAGAATGTTTTCTCTAAGACCGGGAGCATTTGTCCATAGTCCACGTTTTATCATTAAGCAAAATACAAATTATATGCTTAATTTGATAGCTTTTGATGCTAACACAGCACGCTTTAAAATTGCATTCTGTAAACGCAGAAAAGGCTCGACTAATGACTTTGATGAAATGCAAATAATCTTTGACAAGACTGGTTCTCCTGCATTTAATTCAGACAGAGCCGTCAAGAAGTCATTTAGCTTTAACACAGGGGCATTCGATGAAGGCTATCTGTTATTTAATTATCAAGGGAATTCTAACGGCTGGTCTGGTCTATTTATGACAGAACTTGACTTTTACGAGGGATCTAGTGATAGGCTTTGGCAACCAAGCCCAGACGATAGTCTAGGACCACTAGAAGCCGTCAGAACGCAAGTCACACAGTTGGCCGAATCGTGGTCAGTTAAGAACATAAACAGCGCCGGTGACGTGCTGGGGCAGTTAAATCTAAACCCGGACGGATCGGTCAAGATCAACGAAGCTCTTGTCGCAATTGGTGAAAAAACTTACATTAAAAATGGCGTCATAAAAGATGGTATGATCGCTAACTTAAACGCAAATAAAATCTCGGGCGGTACGATTGACGCAAACGAAGTAAATATTATTAATTTAAATGTGAAAAATCTTATCGGAGATTTTGCTCAATTTACTAAAACATTATGGAAGTCATATTATAGCAATATGGAAGTCACAGGAAAAGGCCTGGTTTTTACAGGGGCAATCGGCAACTTTTTAAAAATATCAAATAGTACAGGTATGCTTACTATTGGTAAGGGAAACAAGAGTGTTGAATTTAATACAGATAATGGCGGGGGGCTAAATATATCGATGGATTACGGAGCTTATTTTCGCTTAGGCCACGGCAAAGATAGAAACACAGATATACCGCTTATCGAGGCCCGATACAACTATGTAAAAATTGGGACAGAAAGAAATTATATAAAGTTTGATTTAAACGGTGCTTATGTCATCGTTAACGGAATCACAAAAAAATTATAAAGGCGGAGGCAAAATGAGCACAATAGAAAAATTTATAAAAGAACTCTCGCAGAAGCTCGCAAGCTCAATCGTAGAGGCCACTAATTACAAGGTATTATACGAGGAAGCAAGCGAGGAATACGAGCGCGTTAACGAGCTATTGAGCAAATTTAACGATGTTTTGGATAGCGATCAAGCACTCAAGGACCTCTTTGATGAGGCCTCTCAAAAATTAGAAGAAGGTAAATAAAAATATGGATTTTAAAATCATTAACAAATACTTACAAGAAGAAGGACGCACTTTCGTATCAATCCGGTCAGCGAACCCTTACACAGCATTTGAACGTGTACTAATTGGTGACCGCACGAACGAATCAGATGAAGTGCTGATCCAAGCTGTACTTGGTCAAGTTGTGACTGAGCTAAACCCAGCGGAAGGAGTGAAGAAATTGCAAGAGGATTTGCACGTACAAGCCCAAGAGTACGAAGCTAAACTAGCGAAGAAAGACGAAGAGATCCGGAAAGTGAAAGACGTGGCAGAATGGAGCGTACTCGCCCGTGTGACTGATGTTGACCACCCACTCGATCCTACAGTCTTTAAACGCGGTCTTGAGCTGGTCGATCTTGGGAAAGTAGGCGAAACCTATCCAGCACAAGCGATCTTCGCTCTTGAGGACCATAACCACGTTGAAAAATTCAGCGAAGGCAAGCGCGTGATGGTCCAAGTGACAGAACCATTTACATACCAAGGAGAAACGCTTGAACAACTTGAACCATTGCACCAAAACGGCAAAATCGGGATCTGGAAGTGGACTGAGCCAAAAGCGGACGATCCAAAACCAGCGGGAGAGCTTGAAACCCAACCCGTCCAGTAAGCGAGTAGCTTGACAAGGGGGTGGTTTAATTGGACCTATTGGCATTAGTAGACAAGCTAACACCCGTTTTGGTCGTGATTATTCCAAGTTACTTTTCCTTTAAGAGTACCAAAACCACAAAAGAAGCTGACAAACGTATCGAGGGCCTATCTAACAAGATAGATACCCTCGAGAAGTCAGTCTCTACCGTGGAAGAGATCGGGAAAGATAACCAGCGGAATTTAACGATTATCGGGAAGGGTTTACAACGGCTTCAGCGTTTTCGATTACAGGAAAATTTGAAGAACGCGCTCAAACGCGGACACACAAACCAGCACGAATTGGAAGAGTTGTCGAAGCTATATGAAAGTTACGTTGAATTAGGCGGTAACGGAGCTATTAAAGTGCTCTTTGAGCACTTCTTGGATTTAGAAATTAAAGAGGAAAAATAAAATGGATCAAATCACAAGCATTATCACTTCATCGGCTATGAGCATTTTAGTTGTATTGACGGGGATCGTGGTACAAGCGATTAAAAAATACTTACTTATGCGCGGTGGCAAGAAAGCAATCGAGATCGTTGAGATCTTGGCAAAGAACGCGGTCAACGCTACAGAGCAAGTTGCGGACAAATTGGATATCCACGGGAAAGACAAGCTCGAACACGCGAAAACAAGCTTGATCGAAGGCCTAGAATCTCAAAATATCCACTTGACAAATCAAGAGCTCAATACCTTTATCGAAGCAGCAGTTAAACGCGCTAACGAAGAATGGAAGAAATAGAGAGGTCAAACATGAGTGTACAACAATCTATCGTTAATGGCTTTATTAGTCGTCGTGGGCTGATTACCTATTCAATGCTGGGAAGCCGTAACGGATCAGACGGAACGGGTGACTGTTCCGGTATCATGTCGCAAGTTTTAAAAGAAGCTGGTATCCCAATCCAAGGCTTACCGTCAACGGTAACTCTTGGCCAGCAACTCGCAAACAATGGCTTTTATCGTATCAGCCGTAACCAACCATGGGACGCACAACCGGCCGATATTATTCTTATGAGCTGGGGTGCGGATATGTCAACATCGGGTGGTGCTGGTGGCCACGTCGGAGCAATGATCGACGATACATACTTCATCTCTTGCGACTATTCGACACAAGGGGCGCCGGGGCAAGCGATCAATACTTACCCTTGGAACGACTATTACGGCTGGAATAAACCAGCTTATATTGAGGTTTGGCGATACGCTGACACGGCACCACAGACCAACAACCAAGCGAATACAGCAGTACAACCAAAAGACAAGGCCTTTTACCAAGCGAACGAGGTCAAATACGTTAACGGTATCTGGCAGATTAAATGCGACTATCTCGCACCAGTCGGCTTTGATTGGACAGAAAACGGGATCCCGGTAGCAATGGTAAACTGGGTTGATAAAGACGGAAACAACTTGCCAGACGGAGCAGATCAAGACTTTAAAGCTGGAATGTACTTTAGCTTTGAGCTAGACGAAGTCAATATCACAGATACGGGTAAAGGCGGATATTACGGCGGTTATTACTGGCGTTTGTTTGAGTTCGGGCAATTTGGCCCTATCTGGCTGTCATGCTGGGATAAGGACGATCTAGTTAATTATTACGAGTAAAGAGGGGTGATTGAATGAATCGCTCAAACTGTACCAATTTAAAGCAGTTTGAGGGCGGTCGAGTCGTTAAACAAGGTGACTCGGCTTCCCTTTTTGATTTTGCATTATACGATGAGAACTGGGTCCCTATTGATCTAGACGGGCAAGAGGCTACAATCCACTTTGTGAGCAAAAAAGGCAAAGCGTCATTCAGCGCTACTGTCCAAGGGTCAAAGGTATCGTTTAAGATTCCCAAAGTCTTACCAGTCGAGAGCTATCTCGTCGAGGTTGATTGTGCTGGTTATGTATTTCCAAGTGACCAGAGCGTCCGAGTTGATGTGGTTCAGTCAGCGGAGGAATACCAGCCTGCAGAAGTGGTCGAGCTTGGTAAAGTCAGCTTGCGCGATGAGATCGCGAACTATCTCGCTGGCCACACTGTACAAGCGTACAATGACGGGCCACTAGTCGCACGGATCGAAGCCCTCGAAGCACGTCCACAGGCTACAACGGTTGACCTGAGGCCATTAGAAAGTCGAGTACAACAGTTAGCCTTGTCAGTCAAAGCGCTGGAAAGTAAGCCGGCACCGACGGTCCAAACGATTGATTTAGGGCCACTAGAAAAGCGCGTGGAGGCTTTGGAAAACAAGCCGGCACCAACAGCGCCAGCAGTTGACTTGAGCGCGTATATGACCTCGGAAACGGCTTATCAGACGTTTGCGACGTATACAACGTTACAAGCTCAAATGACAAGTAACATTAAGAATAAACATTTAGAGCTAGGACTTGATGCGCTGATTGATGAGAAACTACGCAACGGTAGCGATAACTTCCTTACTAGCCACCAAGCCAGCACAGCTTACGTTTCAAAAGAAGTGTTTCAAAACTTACTGAAACGTGTCGAAGTGCTCGAAGCAGTTCCTATATAATGTATTTTCCCTCCCATCTCGGGAGGGCTTTTTTTGTACGATGAAACTAGTTACAGAAATAAAAAAAGTTTAAAAATTTTTGTAAAAATGCTTGACAAGCATAAAGTATAGTGATATAATTAAGTCAAGATAAAGGAAAGGGAGATCTCAAAAAAAGATCTCGAAGGAAAAATAAAATGAAAAACGTTATTCTTAAAGTCGATCACATCTTCGAAACTTATCAAATTCTTTCAGCAGATGAAGCACTAGATGAAATCGTATTTAATGGTCTTGAATTAGATCCTATCATCTTTAGCACAGTTTTTGATGGATTCGTAAAATTCGAAACAAACGAAGGAGATATCACTTACGAAATCTTCCGTGGAAATTATGCTTATCAATTTGAATCAGTTCAAAGAAGACTAGACAGCCTAAAAGAATGTGGATATATGGATATGGCGGAATGACAGGAACAAGGGGGCTTTCCCCCCTCCTTCCTAAAAAAAGAAAAAATTTAAAAACTTTTATTTTTTTAACAAAAATACTTGACAAACGTAAAGCAACATGATATAATTAACTCATAAAGATAAAGAAAGGGAGTTCGAAAGAACTCAGGTAAAAGAAAATGACAAAAGTAAATGTAACAATCGAAAAAGTGGCCGAAAAAGTTGCTTGGCTTGTTGGCTGGGACGGAATGGAAGCCGTTGTATATAAGAGCGGAAGAGTTGAAGAACGTCAAATCGGGAGCTTTGGAGAAAATGAAGAAGAGATCGTTTATATCGTCCCACTCAATAAAAACTACTGGCGTGAAGGTTTGGAAAATGCAGAATTCGAATTTCCACTCGATATTGACAATAGTAACAATTGGTGCGACGCAGATATCGCAGACTTCGCAGAATATCTAATCGAAACAGAATTGAGCAACGCAACAGATCGTCACAATGGCGAAATGATTGAATGGAAAGCGGAATAAAAGGAGTAAAAGAAAATGATCGCATACGAAAAAGAATTGAGACAAGTACAAGAAATTGCGTTTCAAACTATTCACGAATACCCACTCGACCAAAAAGCGCCTCGGGTGCTATTGGCGCTCGCAAATGCTCGTCCGGTTGATAGAAAGCAATTCTTTGAACTGAACCAAGGCGACGACGTGTGGCGAGTGTATAGCAAACTAGCACATAGTGGAACAATCGAACAATGGCTCGAAGATTATGCTCTAGTAGCATACATTAATGACTAAAAGAAAGAAGGAAAGAAAAAATGTCGAAACAACTTGAAAAAATTATTAAAAAAGCTCACAAAACAGGCTTTGCAAATGTAAATGGTCGAATGTCTCTCGGTTGGCGTTGTGGTTTTGGTCCGCTCGAAAGTAAATAGCAAGCGAGATATGATAAAGAAAAAGACGTTTTCGAATTGGATCATTGGGGAACGAACATCGTAACCCTCGAGCAATTTAGCACTAATCTGGTCGTGGCCCACATTTACGGGCAAAGTAAATCGGACCGCGACGCACTGATCCAACTGTTCCAATATTGCGGACGGTTTGACTTTATCGTGAGTTACCGGCCATCGAGAGATGAATTTTATACCAAGGTTCAATTCGTAGGGAAGAAAACCTTAGAAGAATTTATCGTTTAAAAGAGTAGCGAGGGGGAATTCCCCTCCTTACTCAAAATTAAAATTAAAGGAGTAAAGAAAAATGAAAATCACACCAAACGAGATCGTAAAAACACATAAAGGGATCCGAGTTGTCCAACGCAAAGGGGAAGCGTGGGAGGATTTTAAAAAACGTATTCAAGAAATTATCGACAAGCAAGGCGAAAACTACTTAACCCAAACGCAACCGGTTCAAGAAATTAAAAATAAAGGCACTCGAAACGTCCGTCGCACTTATGTAAATATTTTATTAAAGGAGGGAGCGAAATGATTATTAACACAAAACAGGTCGAGGCGACCTTATTAAACAAGGCCATTTCCGGTTATTCAATCTGGAAAGATACAGGAATCTCGGAAGCCTCGATCTCACGCTTGCGAAGCGGGAAAAAACAATTTAAAGATCTTTCGATCGATACCGTTATTAGAGTTCAAAAATGGATAGACGCGCGCGAAGATATAAATTAAGGTCGGATAAAATCGATCTTTTCTATTACAATAGACAATCGGCAAAATTGCTGTTATATCAGCAATAAGACAAAAAGATCAAAAAAAGAGACAAAAAAATCAAAAAATAAGACAAAAAGTGTTGACAAGTGTCCGGAAGAGTGATATACTTATTTCAGAAATAAGGAAAGGAGGGAAATAATGAGTAACGATTATTCAAAATTGCTAGGAAGAATCGCAGAAAAATGCGGAACGCAAGCAGAATTCGCAGACGCTTTGAAAATGTCTGAAAGAAGCGTATCGCGAAAGTTGAATAATGTGGTAGCGTGGAAAGATAGCGAGATCTTGAAAGCAGCAGAAGTGCTCGAGATCGAAACGGAAAATATTCCAGACTATTTCTTTAAGTACCAACCGCGAAAAACTTAAAAACGCTTGTGTTAAAAAAGAAAAGGAGGGGAAAGGTCAAGAAAAATAAATAGCAACAAAAAATAAAAAAAAGAATGGAAAGGAAAAAATAAAAATGATCGAACAACAAATTATAGAAATCGGAATAATCGGACTTAGCTTCTTTACGGCGGGGTTCGTAACTTGCCTAGCTGGTTTTAAGCGAAAAGAAAAGAAGGAGCGCCAACGTGCGAAAATTCAAGAATTATTCGAACTTCAAGATGGATTCATTCAAGAAACGAAAGAAAGCGTCTGGGAGGATCTAGCGGAAGCCCGCAAGCGGTCAATTTCAGATAACGATTGGGGGGCGAGTTGTGTTCGGTAAAAAAGCAAAACGGATCAGAGAGTTAGAAGATAAAGTCGAGCGTTTGCGTATGCGAGAGTGGCGACAAACTCAACTTTTAAACGCTTCTCTCGACCGAGAAAATCAGTTATTGGAAAGGATAAAAGAAAATGGTAACGATCAATAAATTGGAGATCGAGAACGTCAAACGCGTTAAAGCGGTCAAAATCGAGCCGTCAGCGAAGGGGCTGACCATTGTCGGAGGTAACAATAACCAAGGTAAAACAAGCGTATTAGACGCGATAGCGTGGGCCTTGGGTGGGAATAAATACAAGCCTTCGCAACCGCAACGCGAGGGATCGACAATTCCGCCAAGCCTAAAAATCACATTATCAAATGGCCTTATCGTTGAGAGAAAAGGCAAAAACAGCGATTTAAAAGTGATTGATCCAAGCGGAAACAAGGCTGGTCAGAAATTGCTTGATAGCTTCGTCGAAGAGCTTGCTCTCGATCTTCCAAAATTTATGGAAATGACGAGCAAAGAAAAGGCCACGACCTTGCTACAAATTATCGGGGTCGGGGATCAACTCGTACAGCTTGAAATGGAAGAGAAGACCAAGTACCAAGAACGACACGCGATCGGCGTCATTGCGGACCAGAAAGAGAAGTTCGCAAAAGAACAGCCATACTATCCAGACGCGCCGAAAGAGCTCGTTTCGATTGCTGATTTGATCCAGCAACAGCAAGAGATCCTCGGACGGAATGGCGAAAATGCCCGCAAGCGTCAAAACCTCGCGAGAATCGAAAACGACTATCAAGGGGCGCTCGCAAACGTGCAACGCTTGGAAGCTATGCTCAAGGAAGCGCAAGAAAAGGAGCAAGCACTCGCGCAAGATTACGATATTGCTCGCAAAGACGCGCAAGATCTGATTGATGAATCAACTCAAGAGATCGAAGAAAGTATCGCGAACATTGAGCAGATCAATTTGAAAGTCCGAGCGAATCTTGACAAAGACAAGGCCGAAGAAGACGCGAAGGTTTACCGTGAACAATATCGCGAGTTAGATCTGGTTATCGAAGGTATTCGCAAGCAAAAAACGGACTTGCTCACAAATGCAGATTTACCACTTCCGGGCTTATCGGTCGACGATGGCGAACTCTTATATCTCGGCCAACGCTGGGACAATATGAGTGGATCGCAACAATTACAAGTTGCAACGGCTATCGTTCGCAAGCTCAAGCCAGATTGTGGCTTCGTCTTAATTGACAAGCTCGAGCAGATGGACCAAGTAACACTCATGGAGTTTGGGGCTTGGCTGGAGCAAGAGGGCTTACAAGCTATCGCGACTCGCGTTTCAACTGGTGGCGAGTGCTCGGTTATCATCGAGGACGGGTACAGTGTTAAACCCGATAGTTTTGAAAATGCGCTTCAAAACGGAGCAATGAACGGCGCACTAAACACAATCGCGCCAACTTGGCAAAATGGCTTTTAAAAGAAAGAAGGAAAAATCATGAAAAAAACAGAAAAATTTATTGTCGTTCGTAGCACAGAATCAGGTCAATTCTTAGTAAAATATGAAAACAACCCCGGCACGTTCACTTATAGCTCAACGTGGAGCGAAGACATGCAAGACGCTGCAACAAACGCGATCGAATCATTAGAACGTAACAAAGACAAAACAGAAAAAGTGGCCGAAGCGCTCGGAGGCGAGATCCTTGTCGTAAACGCAACATATGAACTCAAAACGTTGGACGGCAAAGAGCCGATCGATCTCACGGAAGAGATCGAAAAGGCAAAGCGCCAACATTTTGAAAACTTCCTTCGTGGGCTCTTGAGTGACAACGACGAGGAGGAGTAAAAAATGCAGATCACAAGAGGAAGAAAGGCGCGGGCTCAAAAAGTCGTGATCTATGGCCCGGAAGGGATCGGAAAGTCTAGCTTTGCGAGTCAATTCCCGGATCCGGTTTTCATCGATACCGAGGGATCAACCGATAATATGGACGTAGCCCGTATGGATAAGCCCACTAGTTGGGCAATGCTCAAGAATGAGATCTCGTTTATCAAGGCGAACCCGGGTGCGTGTAAAACGCTAGTTATTGACACGATCGATTGGGCCGAACAGCTCGCAGTCGATTATGTATGCGCACAGCACCAAAAGAACGGGATCGAAGATTTTGGTTGGGGAAAGGGCTATACATACGTGCAGGAAGAGATCGGGCGTTTGCTGAATAGCTTATCAGAGCTAGTGGACAACGGGATCAATGTCATTCTGACAGCTCACGCACAGATCAAAAAATTCGAACAGCCGGACGAGTTGGGATCATACGATAGATATGAGTTGAAGCTCGGGCAAAAATCAAGCTCAAAAACAGCTCCGCTCGTGAAGGAATGGGCCGATATGGTGCTCTTTGCGAATTATAAGACAATCGTCATGACCACGGACACCGGCAAGAAAAAAGCCCAAGGGGGAGAACGTGTTATGTACACGAACCACCGGCCAGCATGGGACGCAAAGAACCGGCACGGCTTACCTGACCAATTGCCATTTACTTATGACAGTATCGCGCATATTTTCAACGCGCAACCGGAACCGCAACCGCAACCGGAACAACCAGCGCCAGAGCCTAAACCAGAGGCTCAACCAGCACCGACAAATGATATCAAGGATCAGTTAGTCGAGATCGGTCAAGAGGTAGCTCAAGAAATGGGACGCGCACCGCAACCGCAACCGGAACCACAAGCACAAACAAGTGAGCTATTACCACAAGCATTGATCGACTTAATGGCACCGAACAACGTGACAGAAAGCGAATTGCAAGACGTTGCTTATATCCGCGGACACTTTCCGATGGGAACACCGATCGAAAACTTTCCGAGCAATTATTGGGATATGATCGTAGCGAATTGGGACGCGACCCTCGAAGTTATTCAAAACCAAATCCGGAAAGATCCGAAATTACCATTTAACACCAACAACTTATGAAATTAAAGGAGAAAATCTATCATGACACAACAACAATATAACAACTACGAGCGTGAGTTTGGCTGGGAAGATACAATCGAAAAGGATTCGGAATTCGTCTTACTACCAGATGGCCTATACTATTTCACAGTCGCAAGTTATGAACGCGGACGTCACACACCAAACCCACAAAATCCCGGCAAGTTGCCAGCTTGCCCTAAAGCTACGGTTCATTTAAAAATCGTGGCGAATGAAGGTGAAACAGAATTGCGTCACAATCTCTTCTTACACAGCTCGACCGAAGGTATGCTTTCCGCGTTCTTTGGTGCAATTGGACAAAAACGCAAAGGCGAACCGCTTCGCATGGATTGGAACGCGATTATCGGCAAAGTCGGAGTTTGTAAAGTCGGAACTCGTGAGTACAACGGCAATAAGTACAACGAAGTGAAAGGCATGATTTACGCCGAAGACGTGGACTATACGAAGGTATTAAACGCGCAACCGGGACAATATCAACAGCAACCAGCCCCAGCATACCAACAACCAGCGCAAGGTCAAGGATATCAACAACAACCAACGCAAGGATATAATCCGGGTAAATTCTAGGAGGGCGTGAATGAAACTACGGCCTTATCAACAGGAGGCGCGTGAAGCCGTTCAGAGGGAATGGACAGAGGGGCGAAAACGTACTCTTCTAGTCCTCCCGACTGGGACGGGGAAAACGGTCGTCTTTTCAAAAATTATTGAAGATCAAGTTAGAGAAGGAAAACGCGTTCTCGTACTTGCTCACCGCTCCGAATTACTAGACCAAGCAAGCGACAAGCTCAAGACCGCGACGGGCCTCGGTACAGCCTTAGAAAAGGCTGAAAGCACGTCAATCGGCTCTTGGTACCGTGTGGTCGTGGGATCAGTTCAAACCATGCAACGTGAGAAGCGTTTAAGTCAATTCCCGCCCGATTGGTTCGATGTGATCGTGGTCGACGAGGCACACCACGCTATATCAGATGGTTATCAAAAAGTATTAGGCTATTTCAAAGAAGCGGAAGTGCTCGGAGTTACAGCTACGCCAGACCGTGGCGATATGAAAAACCTCGGATCGTACTTTGATAGTTTGGCCTATGAATACTCACTCGTGCAAGCGATAAAAGAAGGCTATCTTTCCAAGATTAAGGCCTTAACAATTCCAATCAATCTTGATCTCTCAAGCGTCTCGATGTCCGCAGGAGATTTTAAGGCGAGCGATGTTGGAACGGCCCTCGATCCATATCTCGTACAGATTGCGGACGAAATGGCCAAGTATTGCAAGGATCGGAAAACAGTCGTCTTTCTACCGCTAGTCAAAACAAGCCAAAAATTCCGCGATATCTTAAACGAGCAAGGCTTTAAGGCAGCCGAAGTGAACGGCGAATCAAAAGACCGGGCCGAAGTGCTCGAGGACTTTGAAAAGGGCCGTTACAACGTCTTGTGTAACTCGATGTTACTCACGGAGGGCTGGGATTGTCCCTCGGTCGATTGTGTGGTCGTGTTAAGGCCGACAAAAGTCCGGGCGCTCTATTCGCAAATGGTCGGACGTGGAACGCGTCTATTCCCGGGGAAAGAAGAGCTTCTTCTACTCGATTTTCTATGGCACACCGAGCGTCACGAGCTTTGTCGTCCAGCTCACTTAATTTGTGAAAGCCCGGACGTAGCGAAGAAGATGGTTGAAAACATGGAAGAAGAGACGGGCGTCGTGCTTGATCTTGAGGCCATGGAAGCCAAGAGCGCGGAAGATGTTGTCGCAGAACGTGAAGAAGCTCTTGCGAAACAGCTCGCAGAAATGCGGAAACGTAAGAGAAAACTCGTCGATCCGCTTCAATTTGAAATGTCTATCCATGCCGAGGATCTTTCAAATTATGTCCCTAACTTTGGTTGGGAGATGGCCCCGCCGTCTGAAAAACAACTCAAGGCCCTCGAAAAGTACGGGATCTATACCGAGGAAGTGGGCAATGCCGGAAAAGCAAATCTCTTACTTGACCGTTTGAACAAGCGCAGAAATGAAGGTCTTTCGACACCGAAGCAGATCCGCTTCCTTGAAAGTCGAGGCTTCCGGAACGTTGGAATGTGGACTTTTGAGAGTGCAAGAAACATGATTGATCGTATCGCAGCTAACGGGTGGAGAATACCACACGGGATCATAGCGAGCGAATACTTACCAAATTAAAAAAGGAGTAAAAGAAAATGAAAACGAACAAATTGACACTTTTAACAGTCGCGACTATTGCGACAGCTACAATCGGAATTAAGGGAGTAAATGCCGATGAATCTGATCGAGGAATCACGCCAGAGACAACAACAATTACAACAAACCAAGGCGGAGAAACAAGCGGAACTGAATCAACTGTTCCAGCAACGGAAGCAGATCAACCAAAAGATTCTAACAATGACGCGGGAACTGGAAGCGTTGAAGTTGAGAATAACGAACGAGAAGGACTTCCAACAACTTTTGAAAAGAGCGGGAATGTGATCGAAGTCAAAAACCCGGAAGTCGTTGTCGATCAGTCAAACGGTACAGGGAAGTATCAACCCTTCAGCGTGGAATATAAGAACGTCCACTTCCCCGACGATCTCACAATCAACGAAGGGGACAAAGTAACGTTCACACTTCCAGAGGAAGTAGCTTTTCAAACGAGCTTCACGTTTGACGTACACAATCCAGAAAATGCCGTCGTCGGTCAAGCTACCGCGGACAGCACAGCTGGGACTGTTACGACAGTTTTCAACGACTATTTTAAAAACCACCCACTAAACAAACAAATGAGCCTTAAAATGGACGTGAAATGGACTGATAAGGTCCAAAGTGGAAAACCAGTAACCGCGAATTTTAACGGCACAGTCGTAACGGCTCAAATCGGTAAAGAACAAGTGATCGGTAAAGATGAATTGATCGCGAAGTGGGGATCTCAAGACGAAAACGATCCAAGCGTTATTAATTGGACAATTCGCCTTAACTACGCAAGAAAGGTTTTAAATTATGTTAAGATCATCGACGAAATGAGCGAGAATCAAAAGTTGATTGACGATTATTTTGAAATCAAGAATATTGAGAGCGTAGATCCGTGGATCGACAAGGGGTTCGCAATGGATCTTGTTAAGTCAATTAGTAAGTCAGATCACGGCTTCGAGATCAAGATGGATCGTCTTGATCGTATGATCTATTTAAACTATAAGACTAAACTAACAAGCGCGGTTAAAGATAGCGTAAACCCAACGAATAAAGTTGAACTTAAAGCCGAAGATTCGGGCGCCGTTTCTTATAGTTATGTCCAACTCGTGGGGGGGCGTGGTGACGCGTCCGGCGAGAATAAACCAGTCTGGGAAATACCGGGCGAAGCGCCGAAATATGAATTGCCTGAATGGCAAGGAGGGACAACGCCTTTCGACGCTCCGATTTTGGAAAAACCGGAATGGCACGGTGGAACCGTTCCGTTTGACGCGCCTGTTTTAGACAAGCCGGAAAAAATTATTGAAATTCCGGAACCAAAACAGGACGAGCCAAAAGAGGAACCCAAACAGGATCCGAAACCAAAACAAGATAAGCCTAACACACCAGCGCCAAAAACTAAAGAAGAGCCAAAAGAATCTCCAAAAGAAGCTCCAAAAGTCGAAGGCGTGAAGATCGTCAAAGAAAAAGAAGAATCTGAAAAACCAATTAAAGCATATAGCGCACCAGCTACGCTTCCGAATACCGGAACAGAATTCGGAATCGCAATTAGTCTTCTCGGACTTGCTGGTTTAAGCCTCGGAATGGTCGCACTTAAAAAGAAGGAAAACTAAAATGAAGGAGGGAGAAAATGAGCGTCGAGTTTAGAAAGATCGAGTATAAAGACACTAAAGAGATCTTGCTTTTAAAACACTACGCGCACCGTCTCCCTTCTATTTCTTTTTCTTTCGGGCTTTTCTATGAGGGTATTCTTCGGGGAGTTATCACTTTCGGAAAGCCAGCCAGCAACAGCTTGTGCGTGGGAGTAGCCGGAAAAGAATTTAGCAAGGACGTTATCGAGTTGAATCGTTTATATATCGATGATGAAATCAGTCAAGCGTTTAAAAACGTAACCTCGAGATTTGTTGCTTATGCTTTAAAGCAGTTAAAACGCGAAAACAAGATCATAGTATCTTATGCGGATAGCGGAATGAACCATAACGGCTATATATACCAAGCTACGAACTTTCTATATACCGGCGCGACAAAACCGCGGACAGATATATTCTCCGGTTTTGGTAAGCATAGTCGACACTATGATAAAGACGAGGAACAGAAATACCGAGTGTTTAGATCCAGTAAACATAGATATATATATATCGCTGGTGATAAGCGATTCAAGGCGAAAGTTCTTCGGGCCTTGAGATACAAGATCGAAGATTATCCGAAAGGCGAGGCTAGACGTTATAAAGTCGGGGACGGCTTAGAAAGGAAGTATAAGCGATTGTCAGACAATGCAATTTTGACAGAAAAAGAACTAAAAAAAGAAATAGGAGGGAATGAATGACTGAAAGAGAATTCGACCTTTTACCCTTGTTGGACCATATCGACCCCGCGATCTTATCTTATCAAGAATGGATCAACGTCGGTATGGCTCTAAAGCATGAAGGCTATACGGCGTCGGATTGGGATAATTGGTCGCTGAAAGATCCAGCAAGATATCGGAAATTTGAATGTTTTAAAAAATGGGACACTTTCAACGAGGAAGCTGGGGCTATCGTAACAGGCGGAACAATTGTACAGCTTGCAAAAGATCATGGCTGGGTAAACCCTTACTCGAACGATAGCGAGGGAGCGCACGAGCTGGATTGGAACGATACGATCGACAGAGATTATCGTATCATCGACAAGAGTTGGATCGAGGGGAAAGAGATTCATGAGCCTACAAACTGGAACCCGGTACAAGAGATTATTAAATACCTCGAGGCCTTATTTGAATCGTCTGAGAATGTCGGTTACGTTACGGAAAGCTATCCGAAAGTAAACGACGAGACGGGCGAGATCGAGAAATGGCTTCCGACGAAAGGAGCTTATGACCGAACCGCGGGACAGTTGATCGAGCAACTTTCCAAGTGTAACGGCGATATCGGGGCGGTCCTCGGTGACTATCACAAGGAAGCGGGCGCGTGGATCCGATTCAATCCGTTAGATGGCAAGGGAGCCAAAAACGAGAACGTGACTGATTATCGGTACGCACTTGTCGAATCGGACAGTATGAGCGTTGAGAAACAAAATGCGATTTATAAGGAATTGGAACTCCCGATCGTTGCCCTTGTTTATAGTGGGAACAAATCCTTACACGCTATCGTGAAAGTGGACGCGAGCAATTACGACGAGTACAGAAAGCGCGTTGACTATTTATATAAGATATGCCAGAAGAACGGGATCTCGGTCGATACACAAAACCGCAACCCGTCGCGCTTGTCCCGTATGCCGGGGTTTGAAAGAAACGGACAAAAGCAATTTCTTGTCGATACCAATATCGGAAAAAACAATTGGGAGGAATGGTACCAGTATATCGAGGACTTAAACGACGATCTTCCAGATCCGGAAGGGTTGGGGGATAGTTGGGACAACTTGCCAGAGCTAGCGCCCGAGCTGATTGAAGGGGTCCTTCGCCAAGGGCATAAAATGCTGATCGCTGGGCCGTCAAAAGCTGGTAAGTCGTTTAGTTTGATTGAAATGTCAATCGCTATCGCAGAGGGTAAGAAATGGCTCAAATGGAACTGTACACAAGGAAAGGTCCTATACGTCAATCTTGAATTGGATCGTGCGTCATGTCTTCATCGGTTCCGCGATGTTTACGAGGCAATGGGGCTTCAACCGAACAATCTCCAAAATATCGATATCTGGAACCTTCGCGGAAAGACTGTACCGATGGACAAGCTCGCGCCAAAATTGATCCGCCGATCACTCAAAAAGAACTATATAGCCGTCATTATTGACCCGATCTATAAAGTATTGACGGGGGACGAAAACAGCGCGGACCAGATGGCACACTTTACGAATCAGTTCGACAAGGTCGCGACAGAGTTAAGGTGCTCGGTGATCTATTGCCATCACCACTCAAAAGGTGCTCAAGGGGGCAAAAAGTCAATGGACCGGGCCAGTGGATCAGGAGTATTCGCTCGAGATCCGGACGCGTTGATCGACTTGGTAGAATTGGACGTCACGGAAGAATTGCTCGTACAGCGTATCAACCATACAGCTTGCCATATTTACAAGGAAGCTATTCGAGCTTGTAACCTTGGATATTATCAAGAAGAAGTTACACTTGACGATCTCCAAAGTGCGAGCATTATGCGAACACACTTCGAAAAAGCAGTTCCGAATATACTCGATCGGAAGCCGTGGACTGAGAAGATCGAGGAAGCCCGTCGAGCGATAGAAATATCGACAGCGTGGCGCGTGGAAGGTACGCTTCGGGAGTTCGCCAAGTTCAAACCGATCAATATGTGGTTTTCTTACCCAGTGCATTTTCTGGACGATTCGGGCGTACTTGCTGATATCCAACTCGAGGACAATAAGCCTATATGGCAAAAAGGACAAGAGGGACGCAAGTCAAAAGAGCAAAATCAGAAAGAACGAAACGAGAAACTTGAGACAGCCTATTACGCACTTTTTGATGGTTCGCCAGTAACCGTAAATGAATTAAAAGAATATCTCGGACTGAAATCTAACAAGTCGATCGAGAATTATATTCGCGAACATGAAGGTTTTGATATTAAAAAAGGTATTGTTTTTCCTATAAAAGAAAAGGAAAAAGTCTAGTATTTTTCTATTTTTCTAAAAATTTCTAAAAAATGGAAAAGGAAAAAGTCTAGTATTTTTCCGGAAAAAGTCTAGTATTTTTCTTTTCTAAAAAAGTTAAAAAATAGGAAAAATAGGAAAAAGTCTAGAAGAATTCTTTGGAAAAATACAGTATTTTTCTTTTCCAGTTTTGGAAAAAGTCTAGTATTTTTCTTTTCCTACCAAAAATGGAAAAATAGGAAAAAGTCTAGTATTTTTCCGGAAAAATACAGCCTATACCCTTTTCAAGGGTATTAAAAGGACTTTTCCTTCGTAAAGTCAAAGAGAAAAGGAAAAGGGGCTCAAGCTCCGCCCCTTTATCCTTTATCTCATCTTTGACAAAAGCGCAAATGGAAAAGCTAAAATAAAAACTTAAATAAAAAAGTATAAAAAAGAGGTGGCGAAAAATGATTGAGTTCTTTTTACCGATGGAAAAAATTCCTACGACGACACACCAGCAGAAAAAAGTAAACGTGAGAAATGGTAAGCCGATTTTCTACGAGCCGGAGAAATTAAAAAACGCTCGAGCGAAATTTGAAAGTCTCTTATCACGTCATGTTCCGCCTGACAAATTAAAAGGACCGATTCGGCTTACTACGAAATGGTGCTTTCCTATGATTAGAGGGGTACAGAATGGACAGTATAAGACAACCAAGCCGGACACGGACAACCTCCCGAAATTATTTAAAGATTGTATGACGGATCTTGGATATTGGAAAGACGACGCACAGGTCGCAAGCGAGATCATTGAAAAGTTTTGGTCCGAGGTCGTTGGGATCTATGTAAAAATTGAGGAATGGGACGATGAATTATATACATTTCTATAGTGTGGAGATCCCGGAGTTCATGGCTCAAAGTAACCAGATGGCGCAGATGGCCGGATTCGGTTCGGAGCGTTATTGGTTCTGGGTCGTGGGGGCAATTTCTAGGATCTGTAAAAAATATAACGATAATGAATTGGTCGTCAGACAGTTCGGGCTATTGTTTGAATGGCTCGAGGAACAAGCGGAAAGGGTGAAAACATGAAGGAAAAAACGTACTACGAAGTCTTAGAAGAGATCGAACGGAAGAACAACTCGCAATATGAAACATTGTTAGAGTTGGGTGAGATTTGTTTCCTTTTGATCGAACGATTGAACCGAAAACAAGCGCGAATGGTCCGAGAAACAGATGTCACGCTCAACGGGAAAAATTACCAGATCACGATTGAGGAAACGAAATATGGAATTGATAAATTATGATAACGATCAACGTCAACGATTCCCTGAAAATTTAAGGCGCTTTCGGACAAAAAAAGGCTTATCGATGAATAAGCTCTCCCAACAGTTGGGGTGGGCACACAATACAATCGCGAGTTGGGAATTGGGTGAACGTATGCCTAGTCAATATGCGGTTGAAGATTTATGTGCGTTTTTCGGGGTAACTGAAACGGATCTTTTTGGCTCGCCAGTCAAGCTCCGAACGTTTGCGTATTACCGCCGGGGAAAATTTGTTGCCTCGGGGACGTTACAGGAGATCGCAGATCAAACGAAAATGAAAGTCGAGAGCTTGCGTTGCTTGCTTTCAAGGCAAGAAAATTTCTATCCAAAACGACCGACTTTCCTTTTGGAGATCGAGGGTGATGAAACGCGATATACCGTCGAGTTTACACAAACGTTCACACTCGAAGAGTTGGATCATTACGGGCTCGGGTGGCTTCGAAGTAGCCCGATCGCAGAATTGAAAGTAGAATTAAAAGAGGTGACAGAATGAACGAAATCGGAGAAAAATTTTTATTGTACGGCTTTTTAGATGGCTGTTCTTATGAGACTGACGGAACGAATAATGCGATTTTAGCATTAGAGACCGGCGAAAGAATTGAGGTCCCGATCGGTTGTCTTTTGAAAGTGGACGAATTGAATCGGCTAGTTAGACAAAATAAAATAAAACTGGCGAAGAAAGTTGCACTTCCTGAATTCGTTAATAAATGGCTCGAGTATTGCAAAAATACCAGCGTTACTTTAACTAGAGCGTTGCTCGTCGACGACGTAGACTTTTACAATTACGCGAATCAAAAAGATTTTACTAGATTGAAAGATTTTCTAATCGTAGAAAAAAATCAAGAGTTATTCGCCCGAGCTTGGATTTTCGGTTGTACAGTCAAAGAAAAGCGGTACCTTGTAAAAGTTCGTGGAATCTCAAAATATAGCGCTTATCTTAATCGTGATGTTGCTACGAACAAATGGTTTATGTCTAGCGAAAACAATTATCCGGATAAAACGATAACACATCATACTCGACTAGAATTGGAAAAAGCCGGCTTAGGGAACGTATTTGATAACCCGTCATTTAAAGTGAAGGAAGTAGAAGAATGAATAAACAGGAATTGATAAAGAAGTATGAGAATACTTGCTGTACTCTTATTTCAATTAATGGAGTTTTGGAAGATCTCAGACAACTAGATGAACCGCAGAAAATAACAATCCCGCAAGTGGTCGCCGATTGGATCGAATGGACAAAAAACCAAGGCTTGGATTTACAAGACGCAATGAACTTGATATCCGGCGAAGAAAACGAAAAACTTTTAAGATGGTTCTATCACGAAAGCAACCAAGAGACTTTCGCCCGTGCATGGCTTGACGGCTACACAGTCGAGAAAGAACCAAAGTACACAGTTAAGATAAAAGGAAAAATTGAAGAAAATTTTTTAGTTTACGGTTGGGGCATAAAAAGATATTTTTTTGCGAGAACTTACAACGATAGCTCAAAACGAGGGGAACACACCCGAAAAAAATTGGAAGAAGATGGTTTTGGCTGGGTGTTTGATTGCCCTGACGTGGAAGTGGAAGAGGTAACAGAATGATAATATCAGATGAAGAATACCTAAAATTCATAAAAAACGGTCAAAAGTACGCTTTGGAAATCCTTGGAGAATATTTCAAAAACGATGATGAGGAGAAAAATGATGATGAGGAGGTGACAGAATGACAGAAATTAGGTTACAAAATCCATACGTAGACGAAACTATCAAAGTGAGAGAAAGTTTTGGACAAATTGCAAAAATGCTAGAATGGCACGCACGAGGCAATATAGAATATCTACAACTAATTCAAGTTGAACCAGAAGAAAGAATGATTACTATAAATCCTAAACACTTTGCGAAAATTGATTTTAAAATTGAAGAGGTGCAAGATGATTCCAAAGTTTAGAGCGTGGTCTACGGATAAAAAGATTATGGCAGAAGTCAGAACACTACGATTTACCGATGAATTAGTAGAGACAGACAAGTTTGTTGAGCGAAGCATCGAGGGAGTCAAACTCATGCAATCAACAGGTTTGCTTGATAAGAATGGCAAGGAGATTTTTGAAGGAGATATACTGAAAGTCGCTAATAATGATTCGAGTTGGTTTGAAGTTGTTAAATACGATCACGATAAGGCTATGTTTATTTCCAAGGAAGTAAATTTGAAGTATGAAGTACCTGAAACCCCTCTGTACGACTTATTTAGTCCATACCTCTTCAAAGTCGAAGTCATTGGGAATATTTGGGAGAGCCACGACTTATTGGGGGTTGAATGATGGACCTACAAAACTTTATCTATTTATTATTTGCAGCAGTCTGGATCGCTGGTATGATATGGGCTGGTGTGATTGCGTTTAAAAATAGAAAGGGAAAATGATGAGTTTAGATAATGTAAAGTTAGTATGCGCGAATATCGCGTTTGTATTCTTCGTCCTATTCGTGGTATGTATCAACCTTAACTCACGGGTCCGGGTACTTGAGACGAGCAACAGCGAGCTACAACAAACGATCCGGACTCAAAAGGACGAGCTGGAAAAAGCCAAAGAAAAAAACGTCATGCAAGACGTGATTATTAATAAGCTGAACAACGATTACAACTCACGTATGGCTCAACAATTACAAGAGATCGCCGATGAAAACGGAGTGGGGGGATAATGTGAAAAATACTAAAGTATGGATCGTCAGAAAATATAAAAAACGCACTCGCTGGGATTGTAATCATTCAACCACGTTCGATGAAATAGAATTTAAGACAAAAACCGAGGCAATGAAATTTCGGAACAGCCATACAAAAGGCGTATTCGACGTTTACGAAAAAATTAAAAATAGCTAAAAAGCTAGAAAGGAGGGGAACTTGAGAATTGAAACGAGATACGGATATTTGATCGACGCGTTGAGACGGTATCCGTTCGACAAAGAGATCAAAGAGCGGATCGAAGAAATAACTTTCCCTTATCAAAATTTCGACGAGAATTGGTTTATTAAGAGTAAGTCGGCAAAGAATACCCCGGAAGCTCTTAAAAATATCATTCTCAAAGAAAACGATCCTGAGTTGGTCCGGCTCTATATGCTCGCAGAAGCGATCGAAGAATATACTAGCGAGTGCGCTCCTTCGAGCTGGGAGGCGATCAAGGCGCTATACGTTACTAGATCAAAGAATGTTGAAGGAGTAGCCCTCGAACTCTTTATGTCAAAAAATTCAGTTTATCGGCGTATTATCAAACCCTTCTTCGAGGGGCTTGAATTGAAATATACAACTATTTTTCTAAAAAATCGCTAAAAGTTGGGAAAAGTGTTCAAAAAAAGGTGATAAAATTGTATTATCGGAAGATTGAAGGAAACGACGATCTTCATTGCGGACGACAGGAAAAAAACTAACAGTTACAGCAGCACGTTTTTTACTTTTTATAAAAAAACTTTTCCCAGTTGTGGGTCTCCTTACATTTTTTAAAAATTTTTCGTTCCGGCGGTTCAATTCCGCTCGTCCGCTTAGACAAGGTTTTGCATTTCCCCTTGTCGAACCTTTCCAATCTTTTCAAAAACAGCCTTATCTTACTCCGGGGCTGTTTTTGTTATTTTCTTTACGAGGTGAAAAATGAAAATTGAAAAAATAAAAATAGCCGACTTGATCGAGTATGAAAATAATGCTAAACTTCACCCGAAGGAACAGGTCGAGCAGATCAAAAACTCGATTATTGAGTTTGGAAACAATGATCCGATCGCAGTCGATGAAAATAACGTGATTATCGAGGGACACGGGCGCTTGCTTGCCTTGAAAGAGTTGGGGTACGAAGAAGTAGAAGCAATTCGTTTATCTCACATGACAGACGAGCAGAAAAAAGCCTATATCTTGGTACATAATAAACTAAATATGAATACCGGTTTCGATCTGGATATTTTAGGTTCGGAGCTGGACGAGATCACGAATATTGATATGGCTGATTTTGGATTCGAGTTCGAAGAAGAAAACAAAGATGAACCGAGCGAAAATCCATATACACAAAAGACAGGAACGCCCGTGTATGAACCTAAAGAAGAAGAGGTTCCGGACACTAGCGAATTATTCGATGATTCGGTGACAAAAGAAAAGATCGCTAAAATCAAAGAAAGCGCAATTCCGGAAGAGATTAAAGACTTTTTGATTTTGGCTAGCGCGCGTCATACGAAATTTAATTTCAAAAAAATCGCCGAATTTTATTGCCATGCGTCAAAAGAGATCCAAGAATTATTCGAAGATAATGCTCTCGTGATCGTCGATTTCGATAGTGCAATACAAAACGGCTGGGTAAAATTACAAACCTCGATGGAGGATTTGATGAATGGATAGAAATTTTGCTGTTTTCATCTTGTCCCACGGTCGAGCTGGAAAAGTATATACATTCGACACGTTACGAAAACAGGGGTATACTGGAAAGATCTATATTATAATCGATAACGAAGATGAACAGGAAGCCGAGTATAAAAAAAGATTTAAAAATGTTATCGTATTTGACAAAAAGAAGTACGCAGAAATAACCGATACAGCTGACAACTTGACAGCGAGAAACGTAGTCGTATTCGCTCGTAATGCTTGTTGGGATATAGCAGAAAAAATAGGCTTGACACACTTCCTCGTGCTTGATGATGATTATACAAATTTCGAGTATCGTTATCCGGAAGGCGAAAAGCTAAAAACTAAAAAAATGATGAAGCTGGACGGAGCCTTCGAAAAAGTTTTAGACTTTCTCGATGTGAGTGGTGCGGTTACGGTAGCGTTGGCACAAGGCGGAGACTTCATCGGTGGCGTTAATAACAAATTATTTAAAGAGGGCGTCGCAAGAAAAGCGATGAACAGCTTTTTTTGTCGCACTGATAGGCCATTCGAATTTTATGGACGGATCAATGAAGATACGACCGCGTATATTGTCAATGGGAATCGAGGACAGTTGTTTTTTACCGTGGCAAATCTATCGTTACACCAGATCGAGACACAATCGAATAGCGGTGGGCTTACGGAAATGTACCTAGAATTAGGGACCTATGTCAAATCATTCTATACGGTTATGTATCACCCGAGCGGGGTTGATATTCGTTTCATGGGTAACAAACACATGAGATTACATCATTCGGTACATTGGAATAATTGCGTCCCGTGTATTGTCCCGGAAAAATACAAAAAAACTTAACGAAAGGAGGGGGCGATGTCGCATGAAAACTTAATTCCGTTTAACGAGCGAACAAAGGAAGAACAAAGAAAGATTCAGAGAAAAGGCGGTATCGCCTCCGGGAAAGCTCGAAGAAAAAAAGCCGATCTAAAAAAAGCAATTAATCTTATTCTATCGTCAACGGTTTCGAATGAACAATTAGGTAGTATTTTGCGTGGACTTGGTTACGAAGACACAAACGAAATGGCTATTGGTTTTATAACCTTACAAAAGGCCTTGAAAGGTGATATGCGAGCAATCGAGCTACTAGCCAAAATGAACGGCAATGAGGGAACGAAAGATAACCTTGACAAGAAAGAGCAGAAAGAGCGGATTAAGGCTATGCAACTCGAGAACAAGAAGCGAGAGCAGGCTCTCGAGGGAGGCGTGGCGTCCGAGGATATCATGGGAGAATATTTCGAGAAGCTGGAAGGGGCGATAAAAGATGGCACTTGAGCGACTGTACACAGATAAACAGATCGGAATCTTGCGTCGTTCCATTTCTCGCGACTGGTATATGATGATAAACCACGGTGCAGTACGGGCCGGAAAAACAAAGCTCGACAATGATCTTTTTTTGATGGAATTGAAACGGGTCAAGAAAAACGCGGAAAAAGTCGGGGTTAAAAATCCTATGTATATTTTGGCAGCGGTATCGTCTGGGACCTTACAAACAAACATCTTGCGCGAGATCACGGACGCTTACGGCCACGAATTCAAGTTTGACAGGCACGGAAATTTTACTCTTTTCGGGGTATATGTCGTTACGACGTTTACAGGCTCGATAGCGGGTCTGAAAGCGATTCGTGGTATGACTTCATTCGGGGCCTATGTGAACGAGGCTACGCTTGCGAATAAAGAGGTATTCGATGAAATTATCAAACGTTGCTCCGGGTATGGCGCGCGTATTATATGTGACACTAACACGGATCACCCAAAACACTGGTTAAAAGTTGATTACATCGATAAAGCAGATGGCGAGAAGATCATAGCGAATCATTTCTCGATTTTTGATAACACATTTTTAAACCGGCGATATGTCGATAACTTGATAGCAACAACGCCTTCCGGTATGTTTACCGAACGTGGGATATATGGGCGATGGGTTATTGGTGAAGGTGCTGTTTATCGTGATTTTAGCGAGGATATGTACGTCACACAAGCACCAGAGCAGTTTGCGAAAGTATATGCGGGGGTCGACTGGGGGTATGAGCACTGGGGCTCGATTGTTGTTATCGGACAGACCGAAGCCGGGGACGTGTACATACTCGAAGAACACGCGCACCAGTACAAAGAAATTGACTTTTGGGTTGATATCGCGAAAGATATCAAGGCGCGTTACGGTGATATATTCTTCTGGGCTGATAGCGCCCGTCCCGAACACGTTGGGCGGTTCAATCGCGAGCGTCTAAAGTGTTTTAATGCTTATAAATCTGTATTATCGGGGATCGAGGAAGTTGCGAAGTTGATGAAAGGAAAACGTTTCTTCGTCGTTTCTGACAAGGTATCGAAGTTTAAAGATGAAATATATCAGTACGTCTGGAATGAACGATCAGGCGAGCCGGTAAAAGAACATGACGACGTATTAGACGCGGTACGCTATGCGATCTATTCGCAACAGGTTTACGATTCAAGTAGCACAGTAAAAGAGCGTATGACAAGCGCGCAATACTATTTTTAGGAAGGAATAAGAGAAATTGAACTTTTTAAAAGGACGGCGTTTCGATGAAAACGCAAACCGTCAATTCGTTATGATTATTGAAGATTTCGAAGCGATCGAATTCGATAGTCAGAAATGGATTGAACGGCTGAAAAATTTCGTTGGAACACACAGGGCGGAACAATTGGACCGCTTGAAAGAACTGAAACGTTATTATCTAGCTGATAACAATATCAAATATCGCGAAGAGAAAAGCGATCCATACAGCGCAGACAATCGGATCGCTAGTGATTGGGCAAAATATATCACAGTTTTCGAACAAGGATATATGTTGGGGAATCCGGTCGAGTACAAAAACGAAAATGCTGAAATTCAAAATTTAATTGATAACTTTAGCAAGCAAAACAACGAGCAAGATCACAACGTCGCTATTAAAACAGATCTAGCGATTTACGGTCGAGCCTATGAACTTTTGAACACGTTTCAAGACGAGGACGGCTCGGTTTGGGTGAAGCTCTATCGTATGGATCCGGAACAAACATTCGTCATTTATGATGATAGCTTCGAACAGCGATCTTTGATGGCCGTAAACTACTACTCGATTAGTTACGGCAATGGGCACAAGCGCGATTTCGTTAAGGTCTATACTAGTAACGCGATTTATGAGTATGTGGACGATAACCAAGACACGGACACTCTCAAGTTAAAAGAAGTAAGCGAACATTTCTTCAATGGCGTTCCGGTGAATGAGTTTAGCAATAACGCGGACCGGACAGGGGCTTTCGAAGCCGTGCTCGATTCTATCGACGCTTACGACTTGTCACAGTCAGAGCTTGCGAACTTCCAGCAAGATAGTAACGAGGCTCTTTTGGTGATCTCGGGGAACCCGTTCACGGGCGTAGAAGATAAAGATTTTATGGAAGATGGCCGTATCAATCCAAATGGACGGCTTGCGGTATCTCAAGCGTTTAAGAAAGCGAAGATCTTGATCCTTGATGATAACCCGATTCCGGGAGGATCGGCACCATCGGCCAACTATCTCGTTAAAACGTATGATACAACCGGCGCGGAAGCGTACAAGGAACGGCTAGTAAATGATATCTTACGATTTACATTTACGCCCGATACAACCGATAACAATTTTGCCGGTACACAGTCGGGCGAGGCCATGAAGTATAAAATGATGGCAGCAGACAATTACCGCGGTAAGCAGGAGCTTTTATTCGAAAAAGGCCTTATGCGTCGTTTGCGTTTAGCCGTCAATATCTGGAAGATCAAGGGCAACGATTCCGAAAATTACAGCCTTATCAACGAGACCGATGTTGTATTCACTCCAAACTTACCACAGAATGACACTGAGATTGTGGCAATGGCGAAGAACTTATACGGCGTGGTGAGCGAGCAAACGATCTTCGAAATGCTCGAGCAAGTGACAGGCGTAAATGCCGAAGCTGAGTTAAAACGTATGAAAGAGGAAACGGAAAAAGCGCTTGAAATGCTTCCACGAATGAAAAAAGAAAAAGAGGTGACAGATGGCGAACAAGTTATCGAAGAATCTGAAAACCCTCGAGGATCATGATCGATACTGGACAGGTCGAGCGCGTGAAGTTTTCGAGTATGTTGATCGGAAAGATATCAATTTCTTCGCAGAAATAGAAAAAATCTATCGAGACCAAGCCGTAGGCCTTCAAAAGTCAGTATTCGACTTTTATACGCGCTTCGCGGAAGATCATGATATCACTTACCAAGACGCGATGAAACGCCTCCGGGGTGAGGATTTAAGCGATTATGCTGAAAATGCTCGAATGTATCGAGAGCAAGCGGAAAAAGATCCAGAGCTTTTACGTCGATTAAATGAACAGTACGCGTCGGCCCGGGCTGTACGTCTTCAAATGCTAAACGCGGAGGCCGTTTATCGGGCTGGGGTGCTTGCCGGGGCTTTGCATAAGAGCTTCGAAAAATATCTCTATGATGTGGCCGAATATGCTTACCGAAAATCAGTCGGAGGCCGTGTGGGTGCGATCAACCGGCCCGCGTTTGAAGAAGTTATTAAAACGCCCTTTAATGGTCGGAACTATTCGGCCCAACTTTGGGGCAATACGGACGCGCTCGCGGACAGCTTGAAAAAGGTATTCCGTCAAGGCTTTATACGTGGAGACGGCCCGCAAGAGATGGCTCGAGAGATTCGAAAAGAGTTTAATGTGGCCCGTTCGCGAGCTGAAACATTGATTCGGACGGACGCAACGGCCATTGTTAATCGTGCAACTCTCAAGCGATACAAGCGAGAGGGTTTGAAATATTATCGGATTCTGGTCGTGCTAGATGATCGGACCACTCAAATATGCCGGAGAATCGCGCAAGAGGATAAACTCTATAAGCTCGAGGACGCGCAAGTCGGGGTGAATATGCCCCCGTTCCATTATAATTGTCGGTCGACGATCATGCCGGACGCGGAAGAAATAGAAGAGAAAGGGAATGAATAAATGAACATTTGGGAACTTGTTTCATTTGTCGCGGGGGTGATTTCCCTTGTGGTATTGTTGTTTGTGGCGTGGTTCTTTATTGTCGGTTTGGCCGATGGTATCGCTTCGGTTATGAAGGATCGCAAGAAATAGATCGGAGGTGATCCAGAGATCTTGACAAGCGGGAATAGACCGCTATTTTTTATTGTCCAGACTATGCGGAGGACGTAAAAAGCTGCATTGTTTCGTCGCCGGACGTAAAACGAGAATATCGAGTGATGGCGTAACCATCGGAGGAAAATTATGTCAGAAAATACACAAGCAACCGTCGAGACCGAAGCTATTGAGAAAGACGTCGCTCAAGAAGAACAAGTCGAGACCAAGCAAGAAAAGTCCGAGCGTACCTTCACACGCGCCGAATTTGGAAAAGCAGTCGCAGCGGAGATCGCCAAGGCTCGCGCAAGCTGGGAGGCTGAACAGGCCGAAGCGATTGAACTAGCAAAGAGCGAAGGCGAACGCCTCGCGAAGCTAACAAAAGATGAACGTGCTCGTGAAGAGGAAGCAAAACGAATCCAAGCAATCGAAGAGCGTGAGAAAGCTCTCGCAGAAAAAGAAATGCGAGTAGCAACTCAAGCGCTATTGAGTGAGGAAGGGCTTCCGGGGGACTTTTTGGAATTCGTGATCGACAGCACGGCGGAGGCTACAAAAGAAAAGATCGGGACTTTGAGATCTATTTTTGATAAAGCAGTAGAAGCCCGCGTCGATGAACGTCTAGCACAGAAAGCACCACGCAAGGGTACGGGGCCAGTATCTATGACAAAAACAGAGATCATGGCAATTGTGGACGATGAAGAACGTCAACGTGCAATTGCTGAAAATATTGGACTATTTAAAAACTAGAAAGGGCTATTAAAATATGGCTGAAACAAAACTAACAACTATGAACGATTTAGGCGATATTAAATCTATCGATTTCGTCAATAAGTTTTCAAAAAATATCAACGACTTGCTTCGTCTTTTGGGCGTAACTCGTCGTCAAGAGTTGACAAACGACCTTAAAATCCAAACTTACAAATGGACCGCAGATGTTGACACTACGGCAGTCGCAGAAGGTGAAACAATTCCACTTTCTAAAATGACACGCGCGAAGGATCAAGAATACACTGTTACATGGTTCAAAAAACGTCGCTCAGTATCCGCAGAAGCTATCGCACGTCATGGTGCGTCACGCGCTATCTCGGAAGCTGACACTCGTCTAATGCGTGAAATTCAAAACGGAATCAAAGAAGATTTTCTTGCTTATCTCAAGAAAACTAAAACAAAAGTAAAAGGAAAAGGCTTACAGCAAGCGCTCGCTAATAGCTGGGGTAAACTTTCAACATTCAACGAATTCGAAGGGTCTCCGCTTGTTTCATTTGTAAATCCGCTTGATGTCGCTGATTATCTTGGGACAACTCCGGTAGCGTCAGACGCGACAAATGTTTTCGGGTTTACACTTTTGAAAAACTTCCTTGGTATGCAAAACGTAATCGTTATGCCATCTTGCCCACAAGGAAAAATCTATACAACAGCGGTCGAAAACTTGGTATTCGCTTACTTAAACGTTGCGACTGGTGATCTTGGCGGATTGTTTGCGGACTTTACAGACGAAACAGGAATTATCGCAGTAGGTCGCGATCGTGTATTGAATAACTTGACTTTCGAATCTGTATTCTTTGGCGCACACGTTCTTTTTGCTGAAATTCCGGACGGCGTGGTAGAAGCTACAATCGAACCAGCAACTTCGGCGGTAGCAGCCTAGTTTTAGGAGGTGAACGATGACAGCTATCGAGCTAGAAAAAACCACGGAAGAGATTCGCTTACTGAAAGGAATTCCAAAGAGCGATCAGGAACAAGACGATTTATTGACCCTTATTGTACGGGATAGCTTCGAGCGTATGATCGCTTACGTCAATCGCTTTTCTGATCTCCCACTTGAGGAATTGCCCGAATCAGTAGCGTATATTCTCCGGGACGTAGCTGTTAGTCGTTTTAACCGTCTGAATTCAGAGGGCGCAACCGCTGACAGCGAAGAAGGCCGGAGTTTTACATGGGAGGACGGCTACCTAACAGATGATAACAAGGCCATTCTGGAAGGCCTTGCGGTGAAATACCGCGCCCGTGGAATCGCTAGATTTATTTAAGGGGGGCGCGTGTATGATCTATAATGACCGCGTAACTTTGATTTTCGAAAAACGCCCCGAGGACGAACTTTTGGATAAGGTGGAAAAGAAACAGAGCTTCCCGATTCCTTGTATGCGAAACGCTATGTCCAATTATGAAATGATGGGGCTTTTTGGTAAGTACGATTTCGACGCGTTCAAATTGCACTTACAAGGGGTCCACAAAGATTTTTCCGAAGTCATTTATAAGGGTCGGAAAATGAAAATCAAGGGCAAAAGATATCATCATAATAGTACGGTGATTTACTTATGAGCTTTACTTATAAGATAAAGGGCCTCGATAAGTACATTCGACGCGTACAGGGCAAGCCTAGACAAGCAAGGCAAGCGGTAGGCGAAGAACTTCGCAGATCGGCCTTGCGAATTGAACGAAAAGCCAAAATTAAGGCGGCAGTCGATACCGGATTTATGAGAAACGGAATCTTTGTCGCTAGGGTGGGTATGTTGCGATATAAGGTGATATCTCCCGCCGGCTATTCGGTCTTTGTTGAGCTTGGAACGCGTAAGATGAAGGCCCAACCATTTCTAGGGCCGGCCGTAAAAGAAGAAAGCGAAGTTATTTTTCGAAACCTTCGCAAAATGTTTAGGAGGTGATCCATGGAATTTGAAGCACCTTCGATCAAGGCACTCGCGAAATTACGTGAGAAATTTAAACCGTTGGGTATTCCGATTTATTTTAATCTTCCGGATCCAAACGTCCTCGAGCCATTTATGGTGATCGGGCAAACCAGCTCGGACACATCGAAAACGGTCCAGACGGGCCTTGTGATCGAGGATATGAGCGTACAGGTAGATATATTCCTACCGGGTGATGAAAGTCGTGGAGGCGTCGAGAGAGTGCGTTCAGAGGCGATCAGGAGGGTCGGGCATAATAGCCAAATGGCGACAAGCGTCTTGAAAGATGAAACAATAGGCCGAGAGGTCTATCATATCGTTATTAATTTAACAGAAATTATTTTTTAAAAAGGAGCATTTTTTAAATGGGTGAAGCAGAAGAAAAAGCAAAAATTAAAATTACGATCGCAAAGCCGGTCGTAGGTAAAAAAGTATTTTATTTCATTCAATCGATCCACGCGGAAAAGGGCACGGGAGCAATGCTTCCAGCTTATCGTAAAGATGGATCGACCACAATGGGCGGTGAATACATTGACGAACAAACGCAACAAGGGCGCTTGCTCGAAAAAGCAACCGATGAACACTCTATCGAGTTGTCTCAATATTTCGCGCCTAAAGATCCATCCGTTCAAGTCGTTTTAGACGCACAAAAAACCGGTGAATCTTTGAAGATCTGGCGCGTTATCGTTGATGATAGCGTCAAAGATTCTTCAACTGGTAAGGACACTTATCCGGCACAGTTTGGATATGGTAAGATCACGGACGACGTAGAATTTGACGACGCGATCGACGGGTTCGTTGAATTGAACTATACAGTCGGTATCGTTGGACGCTTGCGCGATGGTAAATTCCCACTTTCAACGGAAGAGATCGCAATGTTGAACGACGTTTACGAGTATCAAAATCCGGGCGAAACGACAGGCGATTACAACAATATCACACGCTAATTTTTCAAGCAAAGGGGCCTCGGAAGCCCTTTTGCTTTTATTTTTTTGACAAAAAAGGAGTTATTCAATGGAATTTACAGTTGGAAACAAAGTGATCGAGATCAAGTTCGATTACATGACAATGTACAAAGTCAATCGCGATTTAGGATCTCAAGGCCCAGACGGCACGCGCAATGAAGACGGGGTCGGAGCTCTATTCCTTCGTGTGGTTGATCGTAACGATTCGGCTCTTGTGGATCTTATCAAGCTATGTGCGGGCAAGAAAGCGAAAGCCGTAAGCGATGAAGAAGCAATCAAAGCACTCGCGGACAAGATGGAAGAACTCGGAGCAGAAAGCACGGAACCGCTTTTTGAAGCACTTGAGGAAGAAATGGTCGAATCGGGTTTTTTCAAAGAAAAAGTTTCGAAATACTTAGAAAATCTCGAGCTGGGCTTGAAATATCTGAAAGCCAAAGCGGAAACAGCGGAAGACAAGGCGCAAGCGGAACTTCAGATCGAACAGACGGAAGCGCAAATTGGGCGCTTGAGAAACGCAATCTCTTAATTGAGTGCGCTCGTTTGGGTCTGACTGACCCGAATATTATTTTTTCATGTACAAAAAACGAGCTTGACGCAATTCGTGAGGGCCTTTATTATCGAGCGATTGAAGAGAGGGAAAACCTCGTCGAGCTTGCTTTTAACTTGCGATACACATTGAACGCTAAAAAAGCGGATTTTGGCAAGTTAAGCAAGAAAAAAGATCGTGATAAGGTCCGCCGGTTATTCAGGCAACGCGAAGAGCGCGAAAGCTCTCAAGGCTTGCTCGAGAAGATCGAGCGCCTTAATGAACATTTTAGAAATAGAAATTAATAGATAGATAGGAGGTGGGCGATGGCATTTGATGGATCAATCGAGGCCTTAATCGGTGCGGATTTAACTGGATATGAAAAGGCGATGTCCGAAGTTGTCAATTCAACAAAGAGAGCGTTCGAATCGGCTGCACAAACAGCGTCAAAGAGCGCGAACCAGATGATTCGTGAAGTCGGGGAATTGATGAACCGGCTCGCAAATAGTAACCAAAATATCGGATCCAAGATCGGCCAAGGGCTAACCGGTGGATTTAAGATCGCCCTCGGAGAGCTACAACGTATCTCTTCTAACATCGGCGCAAAATTACCCGACCCCATACGAAAGGCATTTACTCGCGTTTCGGCTGACGTAAAATCAGTTTTAGGAACGATGAAAAATGACGTTGCCACACTTGGGGCCGGCATTAATTCCCAAATCAAAAAAGCGTTTGATTTTGATATTTCAAACGCGATCAAATCGCCAAAGAGCGCGTTCGCTGAAATGGCGAACAGCGTCGACTCTATGGCAAGCCGGATCAGTTCAAAAGTCCATAGTTTAGGCTCGGTGTTTACTAATTCGGCGAACAATATGTCCGGATCGTATAAAACGGCCTTCGGGGCTATTGGGGATTCTATGGCACGGCTCGAGGCTCGTATTCAGTCCGTGGCCGGTAATCTAACAAACGCCCTTGGGCAACGGGTTCTAAACCCTATCAATTCGTCATGGTCTAGTATGTTTACCAATCTAACCACGAAAGCGAACAGCTTCGCGGAACGGGTTCAAAATTCGTTTGGCGGTCGAATTCTTTCTTCCGTCAATAACCTCGCGAGTAACGTAAGCGGTAAGCTCGGAGGGGCTTTCCAGACAGCCGGACAAAAGGCAGTCGGAGCCTTGACGGGGATCGTGAACCACACAGATCGAGCTGCTAGTGCTTCGACTAACTTGATTAAACAGGTTATCGGCGTCGCTGGGGCTTACAAACTTTTTGAGCTCGGGAAAGGTTTCATTAAAAGCACAATTGCAACGGCAGCCGAATTTGAAGCCAAAATGAGCAACATTAAGGCCGTAACTGGCGCGAGTGCTGAAACGATGGCTCAATTTGATAAAGCTGCAACAAAAGCCGGGGCGGACACAGCTTTTAGCGCTAGTGAAGCAGCCGACGCAATCGGTGAGCTTGCAAAAGCTGGGGTATCGACAGAAGATATTTTAAACGGTGGGCTTACCGCGTCCCTTAACTTAGCCACGGCTGGGGAATTGGATCTGAAAGAAGCTGCTGAAATTACATCGACAGCATTGAACGCCTTTCGTCGAGATGGCATGACAGCTACACAAGCAGCGAACCAACTCGCGGGAGCTGCAAACGCTTCGGCAACAGACGTCCACGAGTTGAAATATGGTCTTTCCATGGTCGCTCCGGTAGCGTCCGGGCTTGGTTTATCATTCAGAGATACAACAAACGCCCTCGCAGTATTCGCTCAAAACGGACTTAAAGGTTCCGACGCCGGAACTTCGTTGAAAACTATGCTTATGAATCTGCAACCGCAGACCAAGGCACAAACGAACATGATGAAAGAACTCGGGATCATTACGGCCGATGGCTCGAACCAGTTCTTTACGGCTGAAGGTAAAATTAAGTCATTCGCTGAAATTTCGCAAGTTTTGAAAGATCACTTAGGTGGGCTTACGGACGCAGAAAAACAAATGGCCTTGAAAACCATGTTCGGTACCGACGCAGTGCGTGCTGCTACTATCGCCATGAACGAAGGAGCAGATGGCGCTAACAATATGCAAGCAGCTATTGACAAAGTAACAGTCGCAGAAGTCGCAGCCGAAAAGATGAACAACTTAAAGGGGGCGGTTGAGATTCTTCGGGGATCTTTTGAGACTTTTCAAAAAACACTCGGAACGGCTGTATTACCAGTTTTGACTACTTTTGTCCAATGGCTTGATAAATTAGTTGATAGAATCAATAATTCACAAGGTTTTCAAAAATTCCTCGACGCTTTAAATTCTTTGAATCCAGCTCTTAATCAGCTTTTAAACGGTACAAAAATGACCGACGAACAAGCGAATAAATTCGAAAGTACGATGATCCGATTAAAACCAGCCGTGACGGGACTTGTGGGCGCGTTTGCGTTTGGTCCAGCAGTCCGCGGCCTAACTTCGCTTACTGGCGTTATGGGTACGGTCGCAAGTAAAACGATGGCTCTCGGATCGGTCGCGTCAAGTGCATTTAGTTCGGCTGGTGGAATGATTTCTGGCTTCGTTGGTAAAATTGGCGCTATTCCGGGCGCACTTGGTGGGGCTGCTTCGCAAGGTCTATCGGTTCTTAGCATGATGACAAGCGGGATCGCGTCCGTGATGGGAATTGCCCTCGCGTCAATCGGTCCAGCTGCTATTCTGGGGCTTGTCCTCGCTGGCCTTGGTCTTATCAATCAACAATTCGGGCAACAGATCGATCAGTTGATTACCTTGGTAACAACCAAAGGCCCGCAGATTATTCAAAATCTTGTAACTGGAATCACTAGCCAATTACCGAGCTTGATCGCTTCGGGTGCGGATCTAGTTGCCAAACTGGCGCAAGGATTCGCGACAATGTTCCCGGTTATCGTCGACGCTGGGATCCAGCTTATCGCAAGCCTTGTCCAAGGCGTGGGCCAAAATGCAAGCTCTTTGATCTCGTCCGCGGTGACGATTATCGGTACTTTGGTCAACAGCTTACTTTCAGCATTGCCACAGTTGCTTGCTATTGGTATGCAGTTACTTCTCAGCATTACGCAAGGAATCTTGCAAAACTTGCCACAGATTCTTACAACAGCGCAACAAATTGTAACTAACTTTATTACAAGTATGCAAGCGAACTTCCCGCAAATCCTCGAACAAGGTATTCAAATCTTGATGAATATCGTAAACGGTATTGTCCAAGCATTACCGACAATTATCGAGATCGCGACGCAAGTCATTGTCGGATTCATGCAAACGATCCTTTCAAACCTACCAACGATTTTACAAGGTGGGATCCAATTGATCGTTACACTCGTTCAAGGGATCATTAGTTCGTTACCACAGATCGCACAAAGTGCGGTACAGATTATCGGACAGATGATTCGTGGATTCGCTCAAGCCTTGCCACAGCTTATCATGGCTGGGATTCAATTAGTCGTACAGCTTGCAATGGCTATCGTCAAGGGCTTACCTAATATCATTTCGGCAGCATGGGAGATTATCAAGGGATTCGGCGAAGCTCTTCTTAACTTCATTCCGAACGCGCTGAAAGGCGTCGCGGACGCTATCGGGAATTTCTTTGGTGGTATCTGGGACTGGATCACTGGCAAGTCAGACGAAGGTGGAGAGAAAACAAAGGCTTCAATCGACGGAACAGCGGAGCATATCAAGAGCAAGAGTTCGGAAACGACGACACAGTTAAGTACCGACGCGACAACAGCAAGTGCGAATGTAACAGGCGCGTACAGTCAAATGAGCATGAACGCGGTTACGTCAACGTCTAACATGAGTACCGGCGTTACAACGAATATGTCTCAAATGGCCACCAATGCAATGGATAGTACAACCCAATTGCAACAAACGGCCTCGACTAACTTCGGACAGTTGAATACTAACGGGACTATGAATATGCAACAGCTTGCTACAAATGCGGACGCGTCATTTAACCAGATGAACATGAACGCACTTACGCAAACCGGCCAAATGAACACAGGCGTAACAACTAACATCGGCCAGTTGAACGCGAACGCAAGTAACGAGTTAAACCAATTGATGAACAATGCGAACGCGAGCACGACGGGAGTTAACACGGCTGCAACCACGAACGCGCAACAGGCAAGCGCGAACGTTGTAAGCAACTTTCAACAAATGCAAGCAGGAGCGACAACAGCTACAAATGCGATGGCTATTAGTGCTCAAACAGATTTTGATAAGATGGCCCAACAAGCCGAGCAATCAAGCTCTAAAATGTCGCAGTCTATCACAACGAATTACCAAAATATGCAAAAAACCGTCACAAGCGCGATGAACGCGACAGCCCAAGCAGTCCAATCCGGCCTCAATAAGATCTCACAAGTGAGCTCTTCGGCTGGTAAACAGTTGGAAAGCGCGTTTAAGTCAACGTTCCAAAACGTAACGAACAGCGCTAAAAGCGGTATGCAAGCATTTACTAGTACCATGCAATCAAGCATGAACCAAGCCGTTTCGCTTGCTAGTTCGTCTTGTGAACAGATTTCAGCTTCGTTTAGTTATCTCCCGGCATTGCTTCAAATGGTCGGATTTAACGCTGGTATGGGTCTATATAACGGGCTTGCTTCGATGGCTGGTTCGCTTTATGCTCTCGCTTCTAGTATCGCTTCAAATATTGCAGCGGTTATGAGTTCGGCTCTTGATATTCACTCGCCGTCACGGGTTACGAAAAAAATCGGTGGATTTACGGGCGAAGGTATGTATCTCGGCATGAAAGACTGGGTATCGGATATAAACGATATGGCTCGGCAGTATGCGCAAGCGATTACGGACCAAGATTATCAGACTAACAGCGTATTGACCACAAGCGCGAGCGTGACAAGCTCGGGCGTTCGTTCATCTCTCGAAGATTTGAGCGACGAAGTGAAGAATTCACAGCTTGCGGACCAAAAATTTGAAGTACACAATGAGATCGTCGGCGATAAGATTTACACCACGGTTAAAGAAAAGGACGCCCGAAAAAAGGCGTTAGATGAATATTTCGCGTAAGGGGTGAAACATGGATTTATTAATAGAAAAAGACGGCCAAAGTCGGAAATTATCTGAATTAGGCCTGTATAATATCACGGTCGATGATTCGTCCCCGACCGCGGATATTTCAACGCGTACCGTCAAGGGGCGCAATGGTCGGATCTTTGATGGTTTGACTTATACCGAAAAAACAATCGAGGTAAAAGCTAGGCTTTCCGTCAAAACGATGGAAGCCTTTTTTGATAAAAAGGACGAGCTAACTCGCTATATTTTGGGCGAGGATAGTTTTTACATTACCAAAATGTACCCGCAACGAAACGAGTTATATGAGTTCGAGACAGCGGGACAAACAACAGGAGAACTTGAGATCGCAAATATTCCGCATACAGCGTGGCGGTATCGCTATAAAGTGGTGGGGAATGATCGGATCGATTATGATTTCATCGGCAAGTCGTCCGTGGGACTGAAATATAATATTTCATTTTCATTTGTCACAGCGGAGTTACCTTTTGGCGAAACAGTACCGCGGGATCTTGTGCTTACAACGAACAGTTTTCCATATAACGGAACGGCTCCATTAAGTCAATTAGAGGTACCGTTTATCGTGGAATTAACGGCAAACGCTGATAATACTGATTTTTTCGTTGAAATTGACGGCCGACGGTTCACTTATCGACACACGGAAACGCCTTTAAGGGCCGGCCAAAAGCTCCTTCTAAAAGGGATCGAAACGGCGATCTATCAAGGACCAACCACACAAGATCTAAACGTTAATAACCGGACAAATTACGAGTATTTCGTTATTAGGCCAAAACCTAACCGTTCTGTAAATTGGTTTACTAATTTTAAAGGGACTGTTAAGATCCTCGGGTTTAAGGAATTATACAAGTAGGAAGGAGGGAAAATGCTTACTTTTTATGATGAAAAGGGCAACGGTTACGGTGCGCAAGTCGAATTCACAACAAAAAACGCGGTAAATGGCGAGCGTTCCGTGTCCGGAACCATCCTTACAAACGAAAAAGTATTGTCAAGGATTGATCTGGGTTGGTCTTTTGAGTGGGACGGCGAAATGTATAAGATTATTTACGCAAAGCCAAAAGATGAAGGCCGGAGCTTATCTGTATCATTTGACGCGGTCCACCAGTTTTTCTACGATTTCGATCACTCAAACTGTTACAAAGAATTTAACGGCTCGAATCGCTTTGAAGTCTATATTGATGAGATCTTCAAAGATAGTGGCTATCGTTATGTTATCGAGGCTCAAGCTGGGGCAATTCGGAAAGAGAATTTCGGTAACGCGAGCCGGCTCAAAATGTTTAAAGATATCATTAAGGCAGCAGGTCTTGAGTTCTCGGTAACGGGTAAGGTTGTTCGAATCTTGAAAAAAGTCGGAACAGATCTTTCGACGGTCGTCCGGAAAAACTTCAACATGAACGAGCTGACAATCGAAAAGAATATCGGCAACTTCATAACCTATAAAAAGGGTTTAGGTGCGTGGAAAGACGAAAACAACCACGACGCGGGCCGATATACCTCAGAATACGAGAGCCCACTCGCTCGTATTTATGGCCGGATCGAGGGTGAACCGATCAAAGACGAGCGGTATAAGGACACAGGCAAGCTCTTAGAACGGCTAAAGAAAGAAGTTGACGAATCCTATTCGATCTCGATTCAACTTGATATGGAAGATCTCACGCAAGCCGGATATAAGTACACACGGCCTCGAGCCGGCGACTATATCATGGCTATTAATGAGACAATCGGATTCCGTGAAAAGATTCGTATTGTATCTTATGAAAGTAGCTACGACGTAACGGGCCGGCTATTGTCCCACAAGGTAACATGTAACGATCTCGGAACAGTCCAAAAAGCGATCACGTCGGAAGGCTCGATCATGCGAAGCGTTTCTGAATCGAGAGAGTACGCTGAAGGAGCCCTTTCGGTAGCTACAAGGGCGCTTGTTTCCGCTAATGGTAAGAATACCAATTATTATGGCGCTAAAAAACCAGAGGATAACCCACGAGGGACGCTCCACGAAGGTGATCTCTTGTACTTGACCGTGGGCGAAGAGACGGAACTCTATTATTGGAGCGGGACGGAATGGCTCCCGAAAATCCTCAAAGTTGACACGGCCAAAATTGAAAAAATAGTCAATAACGCCCAAGCCTCAACGAACCAAGCAATAGCACAAGCGAACGCCAAGGCAGAAGAAGCCCTAAAGAAAGCTGGCACCTTACCAGACACTAGCAAGCTATCTGACCAGATTAAAACGCTGATTTTAAACAGTCCAGACTTACAAAACAAAGTCACAGAAGGTGTGAAAAGCGTTGATGGTGACACGATCTATAGTAAGATCTTTTCCAAATTGCTAACACAATTCGTTGATAAAACCAGCTTTGAATCAGTTGACCGTATGCAATCAGAACAAGGGCGCGATCTTCTGAATTTGTCCAAACAGAT